GTTGAATCACCCTGAAGGTCCTACTGTTAACCTGGATAAAGTTTCTCACCTCATTACAGACCTTCAATGGGAAGGTAATAATGTGGTAGGAAAAGCATCTATTCTTGATACTCCTAATGGAAAGATTGTTAAAGGTCTTCTTGATGGTGGAGTCAAACTAGGTGTTTCAACTCGTGGTATGGGTAGTCTTGAGAATCGTAACGGCACGATGTATGTGAAAGATGATTTCATCTTAAACACAGTTGACATCGTTCAAGATCCATCAGCACCAGCAGCTTTCGTTAATGGTATTATGGAAGGTGTTGAATGGGTATGGAATAATGGCGTTATCGAACCTCAAGTAATTGAAGAAATGGAGACTGAAATTAAAATCGCTCCGAAAAAGCATCTCTACGAGACGCAGGTTCGTGAGTTTAAAAATTTCCTCTCGTTACTCAAATCTAACTTTAAGGAGTAAGCACATGTCTAAAGATATGAATGTTGAACTTCCTGCAGATGAGGAGAACCAAATCGAGGAAGGAGCTCGCGAAGCGGACCCTAAGAATACTGAAAAGTCTTCTATAGCGTCTGTAGACAAGGCTGAAGACGGTGTCAAAAAACAAGCGCCCTCACGTAAGGGTGACAAAAATGTTAAAGACGAACCGTCTGGCGGACCGAAAACTAAAGCAGGCATGATCAATGCAATGTTCCACAAAATGAATGGTATGAAAACGACTGAATTGTCGAAGATGTACGCATCATATCATGAAGATGTAGACGTAGAAGAAGGTGAAGAAATTGCCGAAACTTCATACGAATACAATGAGGAACTTAAATCATTGGTCGAATCAGAAGCAACGCTTTCTGATGAATTTAAAGCAAAAACTGCTGTTATTTTCGAAACCGCTATTAATTCCAAAATTGCTGAAGAAGTAGAGCGTTTGGAAAATGAATATCAAACTAAACTCGATGAAGAAATTCAAGTAACTCGTGAAGATCTTATCGAAAAGGTTGATAACTACCTCAACTATGTAGTTGAACAGTGGATGGAAGAAAACAAAGTCGCAGTGGAAACTGGACTTCGTACAGAAATCGCTGAAGATTTCATGAACAAATTGAAAGATTTGTTTGTTGAATCTTACATCGATGTTCCCGAAACCAAGGTTGACTTAGTTGATGAACTTGCTGAACAGGTTGAAGAGTTAGAGCTAAGGCTTAACGAACAAACTGCTTCAGTATTAGAAACATCAGAGAAATTGGAAGAGTATCAGCGTGAAACGGTAATCCGTGAAAGTGCGCGTGACCTCGCCGATACTCAGGTAGAAAAATTGCGTTCTCTTGTATCTTCTCTTGATTTCGAAAACGAAGAAGTTTTCGAGCAAAAAGTAAAGACTGTTAAAGAGTCTTACTTTAAGAAAGATATCTCAAGCGAAGAAACAGAGCTCGCAGACGAAATCGATACAGATTCAATTGTAGAAACTACAACTGCAATGGAAATGTATCTTAACGCAATTAAAAAACATAACAAGTAAGGGGTATTAAGATGCAAGTTTCTTACGATAAACTCGTAGAGAAGTGGTCTCCTATCCTCGACGAAGAATCTGCTGGTAAAATTGAAGATTCACATCGTCGTGCGGTAACGGCTGCTGTTCTCGAAAACCAAGAACGCGCTTTTGCAGAAGAGCGCAACATGTTGTTCGAAGGTCCTGCTGCAACTAACACTGCTGCTGGTGGTAACTCAGTAACTGGCGGCGTTGGTTCTGCTGGTGCTGGTTGGGATCCCGTTCTCATCGCTCTCGTTCGTCGCGCTATGCCGAACCTGATGGCGTATGATATCTGCGGTGTTCAACCTATGACTGGTCCTACTGGTCTTATCTTCGCAATGAAATCACGTTACAAGTCAACGAAAGCTGGTGTATCTTCTGGTGATGAGGCGCTCTTCAACGAAGCAGCGGTTCGTTTCTCAGGTGATTCCAATCTGGTAGCACAGGGTAATGATCCTTCAGGTTTGGTTGGTGCAACTGACACGAACGCTGACTCAGGTATCGATGATTCTGGTGCAGCGTATGTACCAGGCGGTTTGGGTGATTCAACTGGCACAGGCTATACTACGACAGAAGCAGAAAGCTTGGGTACTGATACTGGTACTCCTTTCGCCGAAATGGGTTTCTCAATCGAGAAGCAAACTGTGACTGCACAGTCTCGTGCTTTGAAAGCAAGTTATACGCTTGAACTCGCACAAGACTTGAAAGCAATCCACGGTTTGGACGCTGAAACTGAATTGGCAAACATTCTTTCTACGGAAATTCTCGCTGAGATCAACCGTGAAGTTGTTCGTACAATCAATTCACAAGCAAAAATCGGTGCGCTTCAGTCTAACGTAACGACTCGTGGTATTTTCAACCTTTCTACTGACGCTGATGGTCGTTGGTCAGTTGAAAAGTTCAAGGGTCTTGTTGTACAACTCGAGCGTGAAGCAAACGTAATTGCTAAAGAGACTCGTCGCGGAAAAGGTAATATCATGATCTGTTCTTCAGACGTTGCTACTGCTTTGACTGCTGCTGGTATGCTCGACTATGCACCTGCTCTTTCTACGTCTTTGAACGTAGATGACACGGGTAACACTTTCGCTGGTGTCCTTAACGGACGTATGAGAGTGTATATCGATCCATATGCAAGCGGTGATTATGTCACTGTAGGTTATAAGGGTACGAATCCTTATGACGCTGGTGTGTTCTATTGCCCATACGTCCCTCTCCAGATGGTACGTTCAGTTGGTGAAGAAGACTTCCAGCCAAGGATTGGTTTCAAGACTCGTTATGGTCTTGCTTCAAATCCGTTTGTTGGTAGTCAAGGTAATGCACAAATTAATTTGGCAACGCCTCGTACCAACCAATACTATCGTATCTTCCGCGTGGACAACATCCTCGACTAATAATTATTAG